CGGGAACAAAATTAACAGATGTAATTGTACCGGAATTGTTTAATCCTTATGTGATTAACAGAAGTATGGAATTATCGGCGCTGGTGCAAAGCGGAATAGTAACTAATAACAGTGCTTTTGATAAGCTTGCCAGCCAAGCGGCGCCGCTTATCAATATGCCGTTTTTTGAGGATTTGACAGGAGAGTCAGAACAGATTATTGAAGATGTAGATTTGGCTGACAATAAAATTACCTCAAACAAAGATGTGGCATGTATTATAAGACGAGCAAAGAAATGGAGCGCTACAGACCTTTCAGCGGCGCTTGCAGGCAAAGACCCAATGGGGGCAATAGCCGGTCTTGTGGCTAATTTTTGGGTTAGAGATATGCAGAAAGAGCTTATAGCTATTCTTAAAGGTATTTTTGGAACGGCCGAAGACGTTGATTCCGGAACAAAGGAGACAAGACTTGCGAGTAATTTGCTTGATATTTCGGAAAAAAGCGGAGACGCGGCGAATTGGACTGTAAACAGTTTTATTGACGCTCAGCAGCTTCTTGGCGACGCTCAGAGTCAGCTTACAGCGGTTGTTATGCATTCGGCAACTTGGAGTTATCTGAAAAAGCAGAATTTTATTACGACACAACAGCAATCTGTTGATGTTTCCTTTGATACCTATCAGGGAAAGAGAGTTATTATTGATGACGGCTGTCCTGTGGAAAAAGGAGTTTATACGACATATTTATTCGGACAGGGAGCTATAGCTTTGGGAAACGGTTCACCTGTAGGATTTGTGTCTACTGAAACTGACAGGGATAAGCAAAAGGGTTCGGGTATTGACTATCTGATTAATCGTAAAACTTATATTATGCACCCAAGGGGTATAAGTTTTACAAACATTAATGTCGAAAGGACAGAAGGACCATCAAGAGAGGAACTTGCGGACGCTGTGAACTGGAAACCCGTTTATGAGCCTAAACAGATTAGAATTGTCGCTTTTAAACACAAAATAGGACAGTGATTTTATGTTCAAAAAATTTTTAATGGTTTTAGGAAAAAGCAATCCTGACAGTACACAAACAGAGCTTTTGCAGTTTGTGCTGGAATTGGCTTGTGACAAGGTTAAAAACTACTGTCATATTGAAAATATTCCTGAAAAATTGGAAAATACAGTCGTTCGTATTGCTGTTGACCTTTGGAGAACAGAGGGTTACGGCAGTGAGGAAAAACCTAAAGAGGTTACGGCGGTAAAGAGGGGAGATGTTTCTACTTCTTTTGCTTCCGTTTCGAACAGTGCTGATACTAGGAATGACTGCTTGTGTAAGTATAAAGCACAGCTTAACAGCTTTAGAAAATTAAAGTGGTAGGGTGGTTTTATGTTTGGAAATGTTAAAGCGGAAAGGGCCGCCGTTGAGGCGACATATACAGATACTTGTGATATTGTGAGAAATGTTGAGAAAGAAGTTGACTGTGTAAACAGACATATTGAAGAGATTGTTTATAAAAATATTTCCTGTGCCTTGGTTATGGGAAAAAGCCCTGTTGAATCTACAGATACAGCGGCTTTTTTTAATTATACCGCTAAAGTATTTATGCCGCCTGAAATTGAAGTCTTGGCAGGTGACAAGATTATTGTTACGAGATATGGAAGAAAAATAGAGTATTTCAATGCTGGACGGGCGGCAGTTTACGCTACACATCAGGAAGTTGCTGTTGCTGAAAACTCTCCGGTTTTTGGGGGTGATGACTGTGAGAATGAGGATTGACCTAAGAAATCTGAAACAATACAAAAAGAACTTACAGGATATGAAAAAAGATTTTCCTGAATATCTGGCTGAAATGGCTGTTGCTGAGGGAAATAAGTTTGTAAAAGAGGCTGTAAAGATTACAGATAATGAAAGAATATACGCAAGTAAGACTTATGAGAGAAGTTTCCATAGTGATGATACGGCTGTTGTATCAAACAATAAAGTAACAGTTGGTATAGGTAATTACGCTAACTATTCGGGTTATATTGAGAAAGGGTTCAGAAGTCATTTTGTGCCGGGATATTGGCGTGGCAGGGTTTTTGTATATGACCCGACGGCTAAAAAAGGTATGATTGTTGGGTCATATACCATAAAAGAAACCAGATGTAAAAACGGCAGGATATTTAAAAGAGCTGTTCCTGTCGGGACAGTTGCAGGAAAGTGGGTTTTTAAGCGGGCTTGTGAAAAGATTAAACTTACTCAAAAAGAACGATTTGAGAGAAAAATAAATGATTATATTACAAGATATTCACAAAGGGGGCTTTGATGTTGTATGCAAATAAAATTTCACAGGGTATCGCCAGAAAAATAAAAAAATTGTATCCTGATAAAAAAATTGAGGTTGACGCTGTTTCCTCTAACGCTTTGGGAAAGATTTTTGTAATGGTTATAAGCTCAAACACAAAGTATTGTCTTGGAGCTATGAGGCAGCTGGATTTGACCTTTGATGTTTCATATGTCTGTAAAGAAACGGAAAACATGGAGTATAATGATTGGCTTAAAAATATGTACTCTGAGTTTGAAATTATTGAAACTGACGAGGCGAAATACCGTACAAAAAATATGCGCGGAGAAAAAGGCGAGGGCATATATCATTTTATTTTTGACGTTACAGCGAGATATTTGGTTGTTGATGATGATATTAAAATGAGTGCTTTAAAACAAAAAGGGGGAAGTAAATAATGGCTAAGAAAACTACGGAAACAACTGAAAAGGTTACTGAAACAAAAGAAAACTCTGCTGAAACAAAAGAGATTAGTTTTTCAAAGCGGGCCTTTCTTTCAAGCAAAAGCTATAAGCCTCACAGAGATTTGATTGCGGCTCTTTTGGAAACAGGAAAGAGTTATACAAAAAATGAGGTTAATAAGCTTATTGATGATTACTTAACAAGGAGTGTGAAGTAATATGGCGGCGGGAGGCGGAATTTTTACGACACAGAATAAGGTTTTGCCGGGAGCATATATCAATTTTGTCTCAAAGGCGAGAGCTTTAGGCTCTATTGGTGAAAGGGGTATTGTGGCAATGCCTTTTATAAGTTCTTGGGGCAAAGAGGAAAAAGTTATTTCCATTATGGCGGAAGATTTTCAAAAAAATTGTCTTTCTGTTTTGGGATATTCATATACAGATGATAAAATGCTGCCTTTAAGAGAAGTTTTTAAGGGAGCGAATGAGGTTAAATTGTTCAGGCTTGGCAAAGGAACTAAAGCGAAAGCTGTTATCGGGTCGGGTGACGATACCTTGACAGTTACAGCCGTTTGCGGCGGTACCAGAGGAAATGATATAAAAATTGTTATTGAGGCTGATATTGATAACGAGGATAGTTTTGTTGTGAAAACTCTTGTAGGAAGTGAGTTTGTGGAAGTTGACAGTCAGTCCGTTGCTTCTGCTGATGAGCTTACACCTAATGATTTTGTTACTTTCGGCGGAAATAGTATTGTCGCTACAGCGGGAACTAATTTGTCCGGAGGAACTGACGGAGAGATTACGGGAAATGATTACTCAAATTTTCTTGATAAAATTGAGAGCGAGGACTTTACCACAATTTTATATGCCGGTTCTGATGAGGTTACTAAAGGTCTTTTTGCCGGTTTTGTAAAAAGATTAAGAGATGATGAGGGGTATAAAGTTACCTGTGTGCTTCACGATTACGCTAAAGCGGATTTTGAGGGTGTTATATCTGTTAAAAATACTTGTGCCGCTGTTGGTGATGTTGTTGGCACGGCAGGGCTTGTATATTGGACTGCCGGAAAAACGGCGGGAGCGGAAGTTAATAAAAGTCTTACCAATGTCAAGTATGACGGTGAACTGAGTATTTTGGCGGCATATAAAAAATCTGAGCTTAAAGAATTTATTCAGAACGGCGAATTTGCTTTCTATGGTGACAGAGGTGAATACAAAGTTCTTAAAGATATTAATTCTTTCACAAATGTTACCGCTGATAAAAACAGCGATTTTTCCAATAATCAGGTTATCAGAGTGCTTGACGCTGTGGCTAACGATACGGCAAGAATATTTGACCAGTATTATCTTGGCAAGGTTCAGAATAACTCTTTGGGCAGAAATATTTTTAAGTCGGAACTTATAAATTATCACAATCAGCTTGAGGCGATACAGGCTATTGAGAATTTTAATTCTGAGGATATTTCTGTTGAGAAGGGCATTGAAAAAGGTGATGTTGTTGTCAATGAGTATATTGAGCCTATAGGGGCTATGGATAAATTATATATGACTTGCGTTGTGGAATAAAAAAGGGGTGATTTTATGGCTACATTAGCTGTTGAGAGTATTATAAACGGTGCTATGGGGACATGTACAGCCACAATCGGTGGAAATGTAGAGGATATGCTTTATGTTAAAAATATTGAGGTTAATGTTGAGAAAAGCAAAAATGAGATTAAAGTGCTGGGACAGACGGGAGCCAAACACAAAGCTAACGGCTGGAACGGCACAGGCTCTATGACCGTGTATTACTGCACAAGCAAATACAGGGAAATGATGATTAAATATATGAAAGATGGGATTGACACATATTTTGATATAACTATTGTGAATGAAGACCCAAGTACTAGTATAGGCAGTCAGACAGTCGTTATTAAAGGTGTTAATCTTGATAGTCTTGTTATGGCTAAACTGGATATAGATTCAACAGAACTTGATGAGGATATTGAGTTTACATTTGATGATATTGAAATGCTTGGTCAATTTGGCGCTGTTGTCTCGGAATAAAAATATATAAATAATATAAATTAGGGGGATTTTTATTATGACTACATTGCAGGAATTTTTGAATCAAAATACAGTTGAGGGAATAACTAAAAAAGTGCCGGTCTCTGAGAGAATTAAAGATAAGGATGGAAAACTTTTTGAGTTTAAGATTAAAAGTATAAGTCAAAGGGAAGTAAGAGCTTTAAGAACAAAACATACGAAAACTAATAAAAAGGGTAAGCAGGAGATAGATTCAGAGGCTCTTAACGAGGAGCTTGTTATAGGGTGCACAATCGACCCCAATTTTAAGGACGCTGAAAGCATTAAAAAGGTGGGCTGTGTTACTCCGTCACAGTATTTGAATAAAGTTCTTTTGCCCGGAGAGATAGATAATCTTAATAAAGCTATTCTTGAACTTTCAGGATTTGGAACCAGTATAGATGAGCTGATTGAAGAAGTAAAAAACTGATTAAGAGCGGTGAGCCTGAAACCTGTTACGCTTATATGGCGTTTATAAAAATGGGTATGCTGCCGCGGGATTTTACTGAAATGGATATGTTTGAAAAAGCTGTGGTTATTGCCTTTCTAAAGCAGTACGCAAACGACAAGAAGAAAGACAGACCTAAACATCGAAAAAATAAAAGGTGAAATTTGACAAAAAGATATCTCTTTTGATATAATTATTAGGTAATACTATAAAATTAAATAAAATAGTGATTTTTATGTATTGCTTAATAATAAAAAGGAGGTATCTTTAAAGAATATGGGTATTATTATTATACTTGGTCTATTTGTTTTAATAGTAATTATTATACGAAAATCTATACGAAAAGCAAATGGAAATTTAAAAGGAATGAAAAAAGAAAAAGGATTTATTTGTGGTGGACTTTTAAAGCATACAGTTGGTTTACCTACAGCGGAGGGCATAAATTGTCAAGTCTTACTTTTTGATGATAGACTGGAAATAAGATTTAATAATATGAAGTTTGTTTTAGATAGAAACAAAATATTGGACATATGTTTAAAAACAGATGTTGACATACAAAGTCAATACGTTTCAAGTGCTGGCGGAGCCGTTGGCGGAGCACTTTTATTTGGGGCTATCGGTGCTATGATAGGTGGAGCGGCAACAGAAAAGAAAACAAAAAAAGTAAAAAAATATTTAATTATAACATATAATAATGACGATGAGATTAAATATATGGGATTTGATACAACCCATTTAGAATCGTGGGCGTATAAGTTTGTTTATGCGTTTAGAAATTCTAATGCTAATTATTCTAATTGTATTGATTTAAATAATCTACATGAAAATGCAAATTCAGACAAAAGCAAAAATGAAAATGAGCAGGATATTATATCTCAAACAAATGAAAGCGGACAGGATATTATAACTCAAATTGAAAGGTTTTTTGAGTTAAAAGAAAAAGGAATTATAACAGAAGATGAGTTTAACGAAAAGAAAAAACAGCTTTTAAATAGTAACAATAGAAATAACGGAAATACAACTCCGACAGTTCAACAGAACACAGCCAGAACTATAAATACTATGCAAACGACATTAAACCCAAGAATTACAAATCAGAGAAATTATAAAGGTGGCGGAGCACTTACGAATTTTATCATTATTGCGTCTGTACTTTTAGGTGTGGCTGTTTTAGTCTGTATTATTTCTTCAATATATTCAACGGGAATAAATTTAAGCAGACGTGTTGATTCGAATGCCACAAGCGTGGATAACGATACTACAAGAATGGATAGTAATAAAAAAAGTAAAGTCATTTTTGACACAAAAGCGTTTATGATAGATGGAAAAAGGACTTTAACAGAAGAAGAACTTATTAAAAAAATCGGACAGCCTGACAAAATAGATAATTGGAATTATACATCTTCTATTGGAGATAAATATCCTATTAAAACTTTAATTTATGGAAATTACGAATATAAATTTAATAATGGTTTACTTCACCGTATTACTATACTTGAACCAATAGCCTACAAATCTAAAGATGACTTTTTAGAAATGTTTAATGTTGCTAAAAATGCTCAGTCTAAATTAAATGATACAGGTGTCGCATATAGATTAACTAATGGAAGTATACATGATTTATGGGTAGGTTACAATGATAAGACTAAAAAAACTGAATGGATACATATAAGTTATAGTGACTTATTTGATTAATTTATAGAAAAGAACTCAATTATTTTGGGTTCTTTTTTATATCCAAGAAAATTTTTAAAATACCTCTTGACTTTTTGATTATCAATATTTAGTGGGAAAATTAGTAGATACAATATATGATGTGGTTTTAATGATTGATAGTGAATTTGAATACTCTTTAAATGTTTTTCCAAACATTTGTGATGGATATTGTATAAAAGAAGAATTAACTGACAAAGTTATCAGATTTATTATAAAACAAAGAAATAAGATAAAGGGGGTTAAATAATTATGGAAAAATTACAGGTTTTTGATTACCATGGCAAAGAGATACGAACGGTTGAAAAAGATGGGGTTGCCTGGTGGGTATTGAAAGATGTTTGTGGTGTACTTGATATGAAAGATAATAGTGCGGGAGAAGTTGTGAAAAGATTGGATAAAGATGAGTACGATTCAATCGGAGTCACCGATAAATTAGGCAGAGAGCAGAATACATATGTTGTCAACGAAAGTGGTTTATACAGCGTAATTCTCCGCTCAGATAAAGAAGAGGCAAAGCCTTTCCGCAAATGGGTAACAAGCGAGGTACTTCCGACAATTCGTAAACACGGAGCGTATATGACACCTGAAAAGCTTGAAGAGGCTATTTTAAATCCAGATATGATGATTAAACTTTGTACGGCTCTGAAAAACGAGCGGGACAAAAACAAGGTTTTGCGGGCGGTTAATTCAAGTTTGACTGTTGATAATCAAATTATGAGACCTAAAGCGGATTATTTTGATGAACTGGTTGACAGAAATCTGCTGACGAGTTTCAGGGATACGGCTAAACAGCTTGAAG